GCAGTTGCCGTAGGTGTTGGTGTACTAGTAGCAGTTATGGTGGGCCAAACAATAGTGGTAACTGTGCTAGTCGCTGTTGGCGTAGGCGTAGGCGTAGGCGTTGGCGTGGGCGTAGGAGTGGGCGTAGGAGTGGGCGTAGGTGTACTTGTAGCAGTTACGGTAGGTGTGCTTGTAGCAGTTACCGTAGGTATACTGGTTCCTTCAATTGTGGGGGTCGCAGTAGTAGTACCTCCTGTTACTGTAATAGGCAATGTACTTCCCGTTACGGTGACATTATGCGGACTCCCGTTTACAACTTTTTCGACGGGGACATACGGTCCGGCGTAGGCTTCCTCCAACGCACCCGCAGATGCTTCAGTCCAATCTATCAAATCGTCGTAAGTTACATTTGCATCCCCACTAACTAAGGGGTTATCACTTTGAGCAGCCGCTTGAGCTGCTTCTGCCGCAGCGGTTTGCAAGTCAGCTAGTTCAGCTTCTAAAACCGTAGTGTCTGTGCCTTTGTATTTCGCTAATTCAATTTCTAATTTTTTTTGTAAGATAGGATCAGTTTCTGCATCAATTGCTTCTTCCAACTGGGCAATAACCGTCGCATCGTCACTCGCCGTAGTCGTTTCACTGCTTTCAGTAGGTAAATCAAAAATAGTACTTATAAACTCATCCCAGGTAGCTCCCTCGCTACCTTCCCCACCTGCAAGCACATCACTAGAAGCCGCGTCACTAGCAGATGAAGCAGAAGCAGAAGCAGCGGCGGCAGAGGAAGCAGAGGAAGACTCTTCGGTTTCTTCTTTGTCAGCAATAAATATAGGAGGACGAGTTGTAAGACCAACCCACTCCCCTCCATCCCACTTGCCTGTATCAGGGTCATAGCCGGGAAGCTCCTCCCCAGTATCGGGATCATACCAAGTACCCGGCGGATTGGTTTGAGCAGCCGCTCCTAAAACGGCATTAACTATATCCCCCCATACTTTATCGCTGGCATAATCCTCAAGGACATCTTCGATCAAATCGGTACCACTAACCGAATAATCCGTGCCTAGAGTAGTACCTTGTAGACTGTCTACATCTGCCGGCGTTATAGGTATACCTTGTTTAATTTGGTCATAAAGAGCATTTACTTGGGCATTGGAAAGAAAAGCGACTTTCCCTTGGCGACCAATCTTAGCAAGCTCTTGTTTTACTACATCTCTTCTGTCTTGTTGCTGGGCCATTTGGCCAGCTTCGGCCCCTTCGGTTATACCCGCTAGGGCAGCGGCAGCGGCATCATACTGAGGGTCTAAAAACGCTTCCATGTCCCATGCGCCTAGATCATAGCCACCCGTGGACCCACTCCCGGCCGGAGGAACTGCAAATATTTGGCCCGCAATATCCCCATAGTCAGTTACTCCCCCCTCCTGAAATTTTTTAGGGGCTACATGAGAAGTAATAAACTCTATTAAGTCAAAATCTTTAGCCATATCAACTATCTATTAATACGCCATCAAATGACGCACTGACTTGGTTATTAGTGGTGGTGGCAATAGCCCGACATTCAATATCCGTTTTGGCAGGGATAGCTAAAGGATATTCAAAAGGGGATACGTTATTGTTACTTTCCAGTACCTGAATAAACTGTGTTCTAAAAGTGTTAGTAGCGGACTCACGAGTTGTAAACTTAGCAGTGACCGAATTAGTGGCTGCGGACATAACCGCAGTAAAAGTAATGTTATTGATGTAAAGGGTTTTACTGGCAGGAACTGTATACGTTGCCATCTCAGTTTGGTTTGCATCCCCAAAACTGGCATAGACTGTGCTTGGGACTCCGGCTGTTTCTCCACTGGTTCCTACATAAACTGTTCCCGCTGTGCCCCCATTAGACCCCGAAGTAAGCGCATACACGCGGTATACCCTTAAAAATTCTTTAGTCGTAACAACCTGGGTTTGTCCATTGAGCGATACATCTTCTTCAATCTGAAGGTAATTAGCATCGAGCCCCTGTATTTTAACGGTCCTTACTCCCGTCCCTGACGGAGCCGCATCATTAGTATCGCTACTCGACAAATACATTTCCGCCGCTGCACCAGGATAAGTTAAATTACCCCCTTCGGACCACACCGTTTCTTCACTTGTATCTACATCACCATTAAAACCAAATTTAAATAAAGAAGTAGCACCAGTAATTTGCCCTTGTGCAACTCGTAAAGTGTAAGGTACGGAAGTAGCCACGGCGTTCCTCAATGCATTATCTAACTGATTGAAATATAAACGTAATATATTGTTAAGACGATCTATGTAACCCTTACTGTAAGTAAGTGGGCCCGTAGGTAATGCTGGGGCAACTACTCTAGTGCTTTCATCCGTTATAGTAGGCATTAACGCCTCCCGTCAGGACGCATATCCAAACGGGGTGACCCTAACTGCCACGCCACGCCTTCTGCTGTAGACTCCATTTTAAAAGCTACCTGTCTTCCTCGAAGGCGCAAATATACCTGGCCCGTAAATTGCTCTATAGGAACAGTAGCTGACCGAGTTACCGTACCAGCCGAGTTTCCTCCTTCAGATAACGGGCTGTTATACCCTGAGCCAGAATTAGACATAGGCGAAATCGTCATAGTAGCGGCCGGAGATCCAGCGGTAGACCCGTCAAATGTTACATCAGGTAGCATACGGCTTATAAATACAAAACTATGCCCGTCATCAAGATCAAATTCAGAAGATGTTATGGAAGCCGTAATTGCAGTAGTAACCGCTGTTTCTTTGTTGTCATTGCCTTTTTCATGGTCTACCAGGTTGTTACTATAAGTAGCAGCAATAGGACGATCCCGTAACCCTGAATCTAGCCAAGCAGTACGTGCTAAATTGCCGTAGTACCATATATCTTCGAGGTAGTTGTAAATGACGTACCGGTCAACAGCAGTTTCACCATCTGAACAGTAGAACCACCACACTTCGTTAAACCCTTCGTTAGTACCGGATACTACCTGGTTAAACTGGGCCGTATTGATGTCATTAAAAACATACCTTTTGACGTTACAGGGCAATGTCATTACGGTGCCGTCATATTTATAAAATTTATCTTTACCCATCCAATACGCTGTACTTCCCGCATAAGCCGTAGCATTTTGACTAGCTACTGAAACATTGTCTCCTAATAACTGTACACTCCATACCGCATCCCCACCCAGATATTGCATAGAGTAAAGAGCGGCATCCGTCCATACCAAGACTTCTTGACGAGCCTGAACTACCGCTATTATTTCCGTGCCATGTGACACCCTGATACTGCCAGCTTGGTTAGTAGCTGAAGGAGTCCAATTAAAAACATCTTCTTGGTCCGACCATCTTATAAGCATAGGATCTTGAGTAGCACTTCCCAAAGGGTTGGCTCCAAAAGCAAACACAAACCGGTAAATGTCGGACACACTTACTATATTAGTTAAACTTGGAACGTCGGAAGAAGAAGGGTAGTTTGCAATGTCTATTATTTTACCCCTCACCGTAGCTCCAGTACTGGCATCCCAATAACAAATAGGGCCAGCACGGTAAGCAAACACCAAGTCTTCTCCAAAGTTAGACTGGCTCCATAGTCGTATAGCAGAGGACGAAGTTTGAGAATAGCCCCAGGTACCCAGACCCCAAGGCCCTGCGCCCCATCCACTAAAAGGAACTGCGGTAGCGGCACCCGTATTTAGCTGATACTCCCCTACCACACTAGCGCCACCATTACCTGTATCCAAAGCATTCGCAGTGACAGTAGCCCCAGCAGTATCTTTGGCCGCTACAGTGTATGTATCGTCTGTAAGAACTGTAGAAATTTCATATTCTTGATTCAGAACCGCAGCCGTTATATTGCCTCCCAAAGTCACTGCCCCAGAGAAAGTTACAAAATCCCCTAAAAGCGCCCCATGAGAAACATTAGTAACGGTAAGAGTAGAAGAGCCGTTAACTGCTGCAAAGGTGACATCACCAGCCGCAGTAGTTGTACGTATTGGTGTGATATCGTAATACTGCCCCCCACGTTCAATGTAATATTTAAGGTTGGTGCCGACGCTCACCAAATTTTGACCACCTAACGTAATCCAGTTCCACAGTGAACGACACACACCCAAGAATGTGTTAGCAGATATACGCTCCCACCCCCCAATTTTTTCAGGCATCCCCTGCCGGAACCGCACTTTGTCGGACTCGTACCATCCCCCTTCGCTGGTATAGCGAGTATTCTCTCGATTAACACCAGGGTGCAACTGAAGTTTTTTAAGAGGCATTACCCTACGTACTCGTTAGTTTTAATCATGTCGGTAACTTCCAGACTGCGATTCTTAACTTGTTTAGCCCATAACGAATCTAAAAACTCTGTCGCTGCTGCGTCATGGTCGCCCTTTTCCATATGAGCGATGGCCTTCTTAAACTTGGAAAAGCGAAGCCTACCCAAATTGAAGTGCATATTAATGATGCCGTCGCGTCTAGCGCCTTCTTCCAGATCGTTAAACCACGGATATTCTGCACTTAACTCTCGGATTGTT